ACTTAATGCCGAATCCTTGCTCTCTAAGCTCTAATATTCTCGCTGATAATCGGAAGCATCCAAACTCGCTCAGTGCATCAAGTGGCGTTATCTTCCGGCCACGTTTTAAAGCTCTTAATATTTCGTTGCTTTGGCTCATAAACTAACACTCCTAGATGATAGCCAGCGTTCGCCAGCATTCTGGTTTTGCTTAATCTTCTTTGTCCTGCTTAAAGCATTCGCTTTCTTAAACGGTTTAGCCATTTTCTGTACCTTGTTGGCCTCTTTCGGTTTTAAAGGCGCTCTGTCTAGCTCTCGTTGCTTCTGAAAGGCTTTATACTCTTTTGCGTGGCGCTTACGATACCTTGCAAGCTCTCTTTCCTGCTTTTTAATCCGTTCAGCCTTTTTGCGCTCATACTCAGCTTTTCTGTATCGCATACCATAGGGTATTAAGCTAAAGCTAACCTTAAAGCCGATCTTGTTTTCAATTTCTTCTATGCTCCAATCTTCATTCATAAACCGATTGCGCCAGAAGTCACGGAATTTGTAATTGTAAGAACCACGCATTATCGACAAATATACCCATGTTTATATTCTTCTGATTTTCTTAAGCAGCACGCCTCAAAAAAATCTTTTTCCCTGCAAAGATGCGCATCCGCAATAGATACTATCCAGCTATTATTACATTCGTCCCAGCAAACACCTTGAATCCTTCCGTTCGTGGGTCTATTTCTCTGGTTTTTGTAAGAAGTAACATCGCGTAAATTTGCTATCCTGTTATCGTTTCTAACACCATTGATATGATCTATTTGGTTTTTAGGCCATGATCCGTAAGTGATTAGCCAAGCTAGTCTATGTGCATAGTATATTTCCCCGCCGATCCTAATTTGGATATACCCAGAAACACAATTAGCACATCCTGCTTTTTTGCCATTACGCCAAGCATTCGGCCAATCTCTGTTTTTATGGGTAAACTCACCAGAGTTAGGATTATAATCAAGAATTTCGTTTAATAATTCTATGCTCATTTATCACCCTTTAACGGCTCAGTATCTTCTGTGAGTAGCTTGCGGCGGTCTGATTTAGAATGACATATAGAATCTATATATTTATTTGTTTCCTTGTCGATCAAAGCTTTTATTTTAGGCCAAGTGGCAGGATAAATTGTTATATCCTTCCTAACCATTCCAGCAGCCCGTTTCCTGTCTCGCTGTATCTGTTTGTTTTGGGCGTGAGTTTTAGGCATCATTAAAATCAACTCGCTTTATTATAGAGTCCGAAAACCCGACATGCTTATACCATTCCAGTGTATTTTTAGCCATCTCCCAACCTATCTGCAAAGAAGATGCCCAACTCCTTCCCATGCTATCCTTATATAATATTTTGTAATATACAGTGCCATATACATGCGCCTTCATTGTCTTACCCTCTGTTTATTTAATCAATAACTACAGCTTACTATAAGACCGGACTCTTATCAAATAGATATCACCCATACTAATCAGGCTAATTCATCGAGTTTTATCTATAATTAGACGGCTTTGACGTTCATGCAGGCGTTATGCGCTTCGTCACGATCAATAACGCTATCTGAAATCGATGCATCTTCTTTGTATATCGCGTTGTCGTCATTTGTTTTGCATTCGTTACACTGTAAAACAGCATCAGCACACGCATGACGCGTTATCTTGTCCTGCTCAGACCTTATCTGCTTAATTAACTTGGTAAGGTCTTTATGCTTGATTTCAACTCGCTTAGAGCCGCAGGTTTTTATAAACTCATAAGCTATTTCTTCTGCTGTTTGCATACATCACCTTTCTTATGGTTGGTTAATCTAATATCTCGTCACTTTTTACCCTGTGAATCATCGACATAAATTTAGCAACTATCATTTCTCTTGTATCGCCGGTTTCTATTTGCATGGAATGATGCCTATCGCCTTCAAAATCTAGTGTTAATTCAATTATTTGCTCATGTAATTGAACCTCTCCAAGCCTATGCAGCCTCATATCAATCAGTTTTTTGCTCATTCACCCTCTCCTATTCAATGTGGGATCAACCTTCTCTATTCGTTGTTTGATTTGGGTTTATATGTTTCTTTTCCAGTTCCATCACAAGCACCACAATATGGACTTCCGTTGTGGTCGTAATATCCAGAGCCATTACAAGCCGTACAGTCTCTCTGTTTCCAGCCATGAATATTGTTATCGTAATTATCTTTTCTTGCCTGCTTTCTTTTCTGATAACTATCCACAATCTCACCTCGTTAGTTAAGCTCTTGTTCTATGCGCTGTTTGATTACAGCCCTAGTTTCTTTTTCATTTCTGCCAGCGAACCCTCTGCGACTTCCGGCGTGCATTTTTGGGTTAGCTGTCTGCCTCTCGGAATATATTCTTTGTACGCTGCTGTGTTGTGTTGCCATGCTTCCGGCTCGTCTTTACACATTTTCACGAATTGCGGCATACTGGGCGGCCATTCATCACCAGCTTTTAACATGACCTCAAGGCCATGCTTAATCTGATCGGTTGATAAATCAATCAAACCATTCAGCCAAATATTAGCCGCGTCGGTTAATTCGTTTTTGTTATACAGCGCCTCACCATAGTTGCTAGTCCAGCGATGGCCGAAGCATATTGCCATCTGTTGCCACACCCTCAGAATTATCTGCCTGCTTTTGTCTGAGATGTTCGTCGAAGTCTCTGACTTGCTTACTTGCCCTTTCTGCGGCTGATAGCTTTCTATTTTTTTCATTACCATTTTGCTTATCCTCGTTTCGTGTATTCCAGCTAGATACCGTGTGCTTCCAGCTAACCATCTTGTTCTTTCCAACTTTCCAGCCATTTGATTTGTAGTAATCCATAAATCTATTTGGTGATACGTTGTAATTTTTTGATTTTATGTAATCACACAATTCCTGAAAGGTGGGCGGGGTAAATCTTTTTACCCCCTTCTTTTTAATTGGTTCTGGTTTATGGTTCTGGTTCTGGTTCTGGTTAGCTTTCGATTCGGTTTTATCTGGGTTAGCTAAATTAACCGACTGGGTTTTGTCTGGGTTTTTAGGTCTGCCCCCTTTGGCTCCGTTAGCCCTTGCCGCGCCTACCTTTGCTTGATATTTTTCTATTTCAATATCGCATCTAAAATGATGATAATAATCACCCTTTAGAATAAAGAATTCTGTTAAAATACATTGAACAGCAATACATTCTTCTTCTGTATTTGCTATTGCTTTTTTACAAATTAATTCAATATCATTGAAGATCGGAGATTCTTTGTCGTAATATAATTCGATAAGATCACGATAAATTGAGCGCTCAACACGGTTTAAATGACGCGTCGCTTGATTAAAATCACCAATATGGTGAGGGTAGTAGTTCATTGATTAAGCCCTATTTGTTAGCCCTAAAATTGAGAACGCTGGCAATCAGGGCAATGACTGTCCTCTGGGAGCAACCCCAAAGTAAGCACAGCGCGTTTATTTCAATACGTTAATTATACCCTACTTCCGTTTATTCGGGGTAGGGTTTTTATTTAATTGTAAATAGTTAATTCGTCATCTTCTGTACTTATAACAATATCAGTACCATGATAACCAAGAGAAGATATATCAATATAATTTATATCAATATCTTCAAAATCAGCATCTTTGATTTTTTTATCAACAATCTCTTTAAATTCTGACCATTTCATAATTCAATTCTCTTTATTCACAGCTTAAAAATAACCCATAATGCAAACCAGATACCAATTAGCCATTTAATCTGCTCTAAGTCGGTCATTTCATCACCTCATTATGTTATAATTAACCCTTAAAGTAAGGCTGCTATTTTATAAATTCGATAGCAGATTCTTTAACGCTGCATTGCTTTGTTTCGATTTTTCCAGTTTTAGGATTCACGGAAACCTGTACAACACACTGAGATACCTCTTGATTGGTGGACGTACAGAACGTTAAGTTTCTGGCATCTAAAAAGTCACTATCTTTCATTGCTTTCCTCGTTTATCGGTAGGGGTTAGCCAATAACTTCACAGTCTTCAACATATTCAAACTGGCATTCAGCTAATGCAACAGCACGCTCACAGGCATCTTCTGGGTTTGTTGCCTTGACGGTTACTATGTCCGTATGCCTTTCTATAACTTTAACTTTATATTCTTTCTCTAAATCACTCATCTCTCATCCTTCCCAGTGGGATTAAATTCTTTTTTAACAATAGGCCAACAATTACGGCAATAGTGCTGTTCTCCATCGTAAGGGTGAGAATGAAAACCTGCGTGCTCAACGTCGTTATCGGTATAGTCATCAATCTCTCTTGAATTGTGACACCCAGAAGCATCGCAACTTACTCTTATTTCAATAGTCATCATTCTTCACCTTATATAATTAGTTATGTTCTTTTACTGGTTAACTTCCAAATTCCATAATGCTATCAAAATCTATATTGTCTTGTTCATCAGCCGCACAACCAACGTGCATCATTTCATTATAAGAAATAACTACGCACTGCCCCTCATAAACAACTTCATCACACCAAGGACATAATAAATCACCATTTTCGTTTTTTTCGTTATCCAATTCTTTGCTCACAAATCACCCCCTTTAGATGTACTGGATGGGCGGGTGTCTTTTAAATCATTAATAGCTTTTTGTATCGTCTCGAAATTAACCAAGCCAGCGACAACTATTTGACCACCCATAAGCGCTCTAATTTTTGGCATGACCTCATCAAGAATATTGTTTCTTTCACACGCCTTCAATTCATCACTCATGGCGAGAACTCCATTTATGTGCTGTTTTATGCCACGTATTACACCAAACACAACGCAATCCAAGGGCATTATTTTTTCTGTCTGTATAAAAAGAATCTCTCCATTTATGCAAGCCAACAAAGCACAGCAGCCAAGTAACAGGCTTAAAAAATTCTTTGATAGATTCTTTCACACACACCTTCAATTCATGTTTTAATTCATCAGTCATGGCTGGCCTCGCTTTTTTGGTTATGCCGATTGATAATTGACATAACAACAGACACATCTGTATTCGTCATTGGTTTATAGCAAGGTTCTTGAGGGATTCCGGTAGAGTTTTCAGAATCCACATCAAAACCTAAAGTGCAGCGCTGTCTAAACGGACTTGATTGATACCAACCGCCTTTGCATCCATTACAATTTTTCTTCTGTGATAATCTCATCGCTCACTCTCCAATAATTTAATCACAGCTCTCGTGATGGATTCCATGATTTTCATGAAATCCACATTTATTTTCGGCAGATTTACGAGCACAAACGGCCTCGAAAAAATCATTGAAATATCCAAGGTCAATAGCTTTATTATTATTGGTTATACCAGATCTCCATTTCCCTCTTGTATCTAACCACCGAACACCATAACAACCACTTTTATTATTTTTACCTAACTTTCTGTTTTTTCCGTTGGTTTTATTATCTACATTTCTTAAGTTGTTAATTACATTATTGGTTTTATTTTGGTCTATATGATCAATTTGTACTGGGCAGCTCCCATAAACATAAAGCCAAGCTAATCGGTGTGCTAAATACATCTTATTTTTTATTGATATTCGGACATATCCACGATCACAAGTGTTCCCGGCTGCATCGCCAGCTTTAATGGCGGCATGTGAATTTTTATGCGTGAATAATCCGGTTTTAGGATCGTAATTCAACAAAGATTTTAATAGCTCAATATCTGGCAACTCAGCAAGCTGTTTATTCAGTGCGTTAAGCTCTGTTTTATTCATTGGTTATCCAACCATTTATCATCTAACCAAACAATGAAGTCACTAAATTGATTAAACGCTTTAATGAAAGCAGGGTCGCTTGATAGATAACCAAACGGCTTTCCTGTCATAAAATAGTGTAATGTCATTTGTGCATTAGTCATTGGTTGTCCTTAAACAGATTTCTAATTCTCATTTGTGGTAAAATATATACATCAAGCCGGTAATAGCAGTCTTGCGCGATTTTATCTATCGTTGAACAGGCCATGATACCCAAACTTGAATCGATCCAGCCGGTAGCGTCGTCAAAACTATGCAATATCTGATCGTCAGTTTTGTGATCCCAAATATTTTGAATTTGTTTATCACCCATAGATTTAGGCAACAAAGCAATTAACCATATTGGTAGTTTCATTCACTCTCCCCCCTTATTGGTAGGTGGTTCAGGTAAACTTGCCATCGCCTCTAAAATAGATGATAAGGCATCGTTATAGTCTTCATGTTGTATATGATCATAAGCATTGTTTAAAGATTGTCTTATGCACTGACTGGCGCGGTGATTGGCGATGAGTTTTTCAATGGTTTTGGGTTTTCGAAACTGGTAATCACCGGCCTTAAGAGACCTGCTAATAGCTTCAATTTCTTCTTTTGTAATTTCAATCACGGTCTTTCTCCAATTCTGGAAACTCACCAACTAGCTCAGGCGCTTCGAGTTCAAGATTTTTTTCATACTCATCACAATAAGCTAGGCAAATCTCTCTCAGTGATGGCGTGATTTCAGAGTCCTTAAGCAATTCCTTATGATGGATATAGCCTTGCTTTGCTGTTTTGTCTGATAGGTTAAGAGTGATTTTCATTTCTTTGCTTCCTTACGCTTTTGTCGCTGCCTGTGCTTGTTTTCTTGCACTAAATAATCATGCAATTCTTCTATTTTCTTTATGCCGGGGTCGCCTGTCATAGCCTTAACGCTTTCCAGCCAGCGCACAGAATAGCCAAGATCGTTAGATATTTCCCTCATCGAACGGCTTGATTTTTTAAGTAGATCAACAGTAATAGAATAAACGCTCATATAGTCACCTTTTTTGTAGTATGGCTATAGCCTAGTTCATTAGATCATAAAAGTAAAGCAGAATGTCGCATTAAATAAATGCTAAATAATGTTGACATTATCAAAATCCTGTGCCTATAATTAGTCACGATAACAAACAAAGACAGGGCAAGAAGATGAAAACATTTATATATCAAGATTCAAAAAATATGCCTCAAGATATGAAAAATGAGCTTTTAAACGCCTCTCATGCTGGCGAGGCTGAAAAAATCTTTAATAAATATGAAGATGTGTTTTTTGTCGAGATTCGCAGCCGCGCCTACGTTTGGCTAAATCTATAGTAAACAAAGCCCCTTCGGGGGCAAGGAATCACCATGATAAACAACAAACCAGTTTTTTACTTCAAGAGCGCCTTAGTCATGCTTATTTTAATGCTTGCATGGCTAGTATGTGACATTCTGGATTCATACGATATTGAGTGGCCTACTTATAGCAAGAGCTTTGAAGAATCAAAGATAAGCTTTGACCAGAAAGGAAACCGATTAAATAGAAAGGGTTGGGAATGATGGTAGATAACAACAGATATTATGACCTTCAAGACGATGACCGCACCGATGAACAACTTGAACAGGATGAAGAAATAATTATAGCCTTATCAGAAATGCATTATTTCGTGCCTCAAGATGATCATGATATGTTTTGTAAGATTTGCGACAAATACATAACGGATTCTGATCATTATCAGACACCACCATTTATTAAACCAGATCAAGCAATATAGGCAGGTATAAAATGAACTTTGCAGAACTAATGGCTTCAACAGACCAGTTGAATTATAACCTTCTCAGAACCACTCCAGATAGCGCTGGTGAAGTAATGAGCCACGAGGCTATTAAGGAAGCATTAAGCCTATCAGATGGCAGGGCAGAACTACTGAGAGCAAGCTTTAATAATGATATTGATTTTGATAACAAGACAGGTAATTAAAATGACTAACAACGCAGAGAAGAAAGAGCTAGTAGAGCATACAGAAAACAACGCGATACCATTGATTGACGGTAAGCCCGATTTGTTGGCCTATGCCATTCAGCAGGGGTCGAGTATTGAAACCATCGAGAAGATGATGGATTTGAAAGAGCGTAACGATAAGTACGAAGCTGAAAAGCAATTCATCGACGCTATGAACAAGTTTCGCGCTACTTGTCCGACAGTGGAAAAGACCAAGCAAGGCCATAATTGTAAGTATGCCGGACTATCTGAGAGTATCGACCAGATAAAAGAAACCGAGGCGGCTTGTGGTTTAAGTCATCGATGGACAACCGGCAAGGCTGATGATGGTCAAACCGTTGTTACTTGTATCGTTTCGCATATCGCAGGTCATGCAGAAAGCACGACATTAAGCGGCGAACCTGATACCAGCGGAAGTAAAAACAGCATTCAAGCCATTGGCTCGACAGTTTCTTATTTGCAGCGTTACACATTGTTTGCAACTTTGGGTATAGCGGCAGGCGATGAGGACACAGACGGCAACTCAGTTAATCTGGCGGCGCTTCAAGATGCTATTAAAGATAATTTCATGAGTATTTATGAGATTAAGTACGGAATAGCAGCGGGTGACTTGTATCGTGCTGGTGAGGCATGGTTTGAGCTACCCAAAGAGACTCAAAACGCCTTATGGGTAGCGCCCACTAAAGGCGGTATTTTCACCACAACAGAAAGGAAGGTTATGAAAGAAGATTTAAGAAGCGCTTATTACGATAAGCAGTAATCCTGTCCATCTCCCTGCGTTGGGAGTGTTTCCCGCCCTATCCTTTGGGCGGGCTTTTTAATTTAGAGGTGAGTTATGAGCGAAGTATATGGCACAAATGAAAGTTTAGTTATAGATGATGAGGTTGATAGTGACGGCGAGTTGAATATTGTCATGATTACCAATTATGGTGATAACAGACTAGCGGACACATGGATAGACAAAGACATGGCAGAAAGAATAATACTAAAACTCGGAAAAGTCTTCGATATTGTCTAATTTGTAACCACCACCAAAAACCATTAAAATACCTTATACAATCGGAGTCTTTGCTATGACTGAGTTAGAAGAAAGAGTTAATCGATTTGAAGCTATACAGCCCTTAGACCCATTCACGTTTTCAGCCAGCCATCCAGAACGATCAGCACCCGGCTTTGATGTATATCAAAAACCAAAGCTGGATTATGATAAACTACAGTTTGACGCTTATAACGAACTAATGACCTCGCAGGATTGATCATGGCAACAAAGAAGAAACCTTGCCCGAAAAAGAAAAAGCCGACACCTAAGAAAAAACCGCGCACTAAATACGCATAGGATTAATTCAATGTCTGACGACAAAAAGGAAAAAAAGGGCTATGACAATCAAAAGATACTCGGCTTTCCTCAAAAAATGCTGCACTGGTTTATTTATGTGCTTTTAGGGTCAGTTGTTTTGACGGCGGTAAGTCAGCTATTTGGCTTGCCCTCTGCGGTTGCCAACAATAAAAACAGAATAGACGTACTAGAAAGAGTTGTTCAAGAAAACAAGCAGATAAGTCAGGATTTATTAAAAGCCGTTAATCATCAAAATGTTATTAATAACGACATGCTAAAAGGCGTGCAAAGTATCAGTAAGCAAACAGAGAGAACTAATAAACTTCTAAAGGACATCAACGAAACAAACATAAAAATAATCAGTAAGTCAGTCGAACAAGACGTAAGAATGTCTAATTTAGAACGAATTACCTATAAAGACTGATGGAAGAATACTTAAAAATCCTTAGCTCTTTATTCACGCCAGCACAGCAATCAGCGCTCGCCATTATTACTATTGGCGTAATGTCATTATTACAGGTCTTTAAGAATATCTATTTTGGTTTTTGGCCTGAAAGAAGCCGATTAAGAAAAACAGCAATTATATGGATGTTTGGATTTACTATTGGTATAGCCGCAGGAATAGCCGGATATTATTTGCAACTCACTAAGCAGCCGCTATGGTTTTGGATATTTACCGGAATAACATCAGGCGTGCTGGCTATCGGTTCGTTTAAGCTGTTAATTGAGATTATCTGGCCAAGGCTTAAGGCTGTAGTTAAAAAGCCAGCATAATGATAAAATCAGTCATAATTTTAAAGGTGGAATAAATGGCTGTTGTATTATTTTCATTCAAACATAAAGGCACTGATCAAGAGCGGGGCCATAGAAGGGGCGATCCTATTGTTGCCATGCGTAACAATCATGTATGGGGCGCTGGTGAAGATAAGCGGGCGCACTTGGCTTTATATGGAAATACTGATAATTGGACAGATGCAACAGTATTAATAAAAATAACAGGTATGTCTGTTGCAAGGGCCACAGCCCTAATGAATCGAGATACAAGACCAGCCGGTATTACAGACCCAGAATTCAATTCTCCTGATGCAGAGGATAGGGTTGTGCAGTTGGCCCGCAAAAGGTGGCGTGTTCGTTTTGCGGAAATGCCCTTAGCTTGGAGAAGCGCATTAAATAACATCGGTTATCTTGAGGTCACAATAGATCAGATTAGGCCATATTTCAGGCATCGTAGAACAGATACGCAGATCACCTAATGGCTGACCAAACATTTCAAATAGGTACAGGCGAGACTTACACCACGATTGCAGGATGGGAAGCCGCTAGTGATGTGTCTACAGGATTTTGGAAAGGGGAGCTAAAAGATACTACTGCTTATGGTGGCGTTACTATTGCCGGTGTTACTGGCACACCTTCTATATCTAATTATGTTTGGTTATCAGCCACAAGTGGTAATAAGCATTCAGGTAAATCTGGGACAACACACGCAAGGATAGAGGCGAAAGGTGCTGGTGCTGTCACCATTTCCGACGACTTTACACGTATAGATGATATTGAGATAAGACTTGCAGGGTCAAATAACTCTGACGAAGCTATCAGGATTACAGCCAATACAAATGACGTATTAATATCACGATGTATTTTATGGACGAATACAACACAGGTTGACAAGGACGGTGTTTACACGGGGAATTGGGCAGCATCTTACAGTATTGATAACTGTATTATTTATGGGTTTTATCGCGCTGGATTAAATATTCAGAACTACTCAACAACTTCTACTACTCAAGATGTAAATATTGATTATTGCACTATAGTAAAATGCGGTAGTTCTGGTGAGACTGAATCGTCAGGTATAAATTCAAGAACAGGTACGGGCGGCATTAATAATATTGCTGTGTATAATACAGGTTGTTTTGATACTGCAAGTACTTACGACGACTTTGGTAATGCGACTGAATCAGGCACTACTAATTGGTCAGGTACAAATAACGCCAGCTCAGACGCTTCTTTAACTTCTCGTGGTATTGCTACAAACGCACAAGAAAGTTTAACCACATCAGATACCACTCAATCTAGCGGCAGCTATGCAGTATTTCAAAGCAAGACGGTATCTAGTGAAGATTATCAGTTACTTGATGAGGCCGCAGGCAATCTATTAATCGGTAATGCTGTTAATCGCGTAGGCAGTGAACCAGACGCAAGACAAGATTTTAGTTTAGATATTGTCGGCAATACCAGAAACACTACAGGGCCAAGTCCTGATATTGGTGCGAGTGATATTTTCACATCAGGCGCAGATATCAATATAAACGCGACCAGCGCCACGCACACTCAAACGACATACAATCCAGTTATTAGCTATGACGTAACTATAACGCCGACCAGCGCCGCGCATACTCTCGCCACGTTTAATCCATCCGTATCTTATGATGTTGGTATTGATGCGACATCAAAGGCGCTAACGCACACCACATTTAATCCGGCTGTAAGCTTTGATGTTGGCATAACCGCAACAACGGTTGTGTTTACTCAGACCACATATAATCCGGTGATTGATTTTGGCGCAGATACCGAAATAGTAGCAACCAGCGCCAGCCATACACTAACCACTTATAATCCGGCTGTCAGTTATGATTTAGACTTCACGCCTAACTCACAGGCGCAAACATTAACCACGTTTAATCCGGTTGTTGATTATACCTATACGTTTGAACCAAACAGCAAAACATTAACGCAAACCACATATAATGTTATAATCGATTACGACACAGAGATTGAGGCGACTAGCCAAGCGCTAACGCAAACGGTTTATAATCCGGTTGTAAGTTATGACACTGGTATAGCGCCGGATGCGGAAGGCTTAGAATATACCCTTGTTGGAAATAGACTAGGTTATGAGTTTAACGAGAATTTAACGCACTATGGATTTGAAAATAATAAAGTCCATTACGAATTTAACGATGAGGATTTATAATGGCTATTAATGATTTGACATGGTTTGAGGAAGCGCTGGCCTATGTTCAGGACGGTGATTTTGGGTCAACCGATACGGTAAAAGTCGCTCTGATTACCTCGGCAGTTACACCAACGGCGGCTGATGCTGTTCCCGGTATGAATGTCGGAGCAACAACGACCTATACAGAAGTGACAGCGGGCGGCGGTTATACAGCAGGCGGCGAAACGCTTGACACCATCGCTAACATGACCACGGAAGCGGCGGGAGTAATGACGTTTGACGATACCGGCGCAAGTGTGACATGGACAAAAACAGCAGGAAGCCCAACTAATTGCCGTTATGCTGTTGTTTACAATTCATCAGATACAGGATTAGAAAGGGCTTATTGCTTTATCGACTTAGGCGCTGATCGAGATTTAACGGCTGGGAATATTACGATTACATGGCATGCTAACGGTCTAAGCCAGACAAGCTAATGAGTAAAGCAACCGCAACACAAGAAAAAACAGCCTCGGAAGTCCGTACTATATCGGTTTCATTCAGTGGAAAGCTGGATAGCGGCGAGTTATGCACAGGCACACCGACTATAACGGAAGTAACAAGCTCTGATTTAACTCTGGCAAGTAAAGCGGTATCAACAGAAATCCTCGTTATTAATGGCGTATCTACTCCCATAGGCGAGGCGGTTCAATGTTCGGTAACAGGTGGCACGGCTGGTACTACTTACGAAATAAAGATTGCTGTTAGTACCGATGCAACACCCGCACAAACCTTATACGGAACTATCAAACTAAAGGTGGTTAGCGATACAAACTAAATCATTATGTTATAATCGTCTAAAATGCTGCTATAGGTGGCTATCATGGCGAAAATATATGATTATCAGGCAGAGAAGAAAAAGCGGAAAATAAACGACTCTAAGCAAGTTCGTTTAAATGAAGATTTATTCTTTGAAGCTTACATGAACATGAAATACAGCGATGATGACGGCTTAAACGCTCAGATTAAATTCAGTATAAGCAGCAAGCACCATTAGGGGGTGATCCTTATCTATTACGGACGACTTACCCGACAAACAGACAAGGGATTGTCGCCTAATTAATTAACTTAGTCTGTGACTAGGGAGTAATAGCCGGTGGCTAGTGCAGGACAACCAACTAAATACAATAAGCAAAAGCTCGAAACTACACTCGACTATATAAAAAACTATGCTGATTATGAAGATGTAATACCTAGCGTGGCGGGCCTTGCTGTCGTTTTGGAAGTATCAAAAAAGACGCTTTATAACTGGGCAGAAGTCAAAGAAAACAGCCAATTCTTACACGCTTTAAGTAGATTAGCGACAAGTCAAGAGCGTAGATTGTTAAACGGCGGGCTTTCTGGCTCATACAATCCAACCATTACAAAGCTAATATTAACCAATCACGGCTACACTGATAGACCTAAAGAAGACTTTGATGATGAAGACGCGCCACCATTAGATATTAGTTTTGATGTAAAGCCGTCAGTATCAGAAATAAAAACAACAAATGCCAAGTCTTAACGCCCCACAAGACATATTCATAAACAAGCTGAACACGAAATACAGGGCTTTTGTTGGTGGCTTTGGTAGCTCTAAGACGTTTAGCGGTTGCTTGGATTTATTGATATTCGCAGGCAAAAACCCAAAGACAAGGCAAGGCTATTTCGCGCCAACCTATTCAGACATTAAAGATATATTCTTCCCGACCATAGAGGAAGCGGCTCAAATGATGGGCTTCACTGTGGATATTAAGGTAGGCAATAAAGAAGTTCATTTGTATAGAGGCCGATTGTATTACGGCACGATTATATGTCGATCAATGGACAATCCCGCGTCAATAGTTGGATTTAAGATTGCACGCGCTTTAGTTGATGAAATAGACATACTACCAAAAGACAAAGCCAATACAGCATGGAATAAGATTGTCGCACGACTCAGGCTTAAGCTTGATGGCATAGAAAACGGAATCAGTGTGACCACTACGCCGGAAGGGTTTAAATTCGTTTACTCTAAGTTTGCAGAAGACCCGACAGCATCTTATTCAATGGTGCAAGCCTCAACTTATGAAAATGAAGAATACTTGCCAGATGATTATATTGAAACCCTGATCGAGACCTATCCGAGCGAATTAATAAACGCTTATATAATGGGTGAGTTTGTCAACTTGACGGCGGGAACTGTTTATAACGCTTATAACCGGGTAACACATCGAAGTAGCGAGACCATACAAGAAAAAGAGCCGCTACGGATAGGGATGGATTTTAATGTTACTAATATGAGTGCGGTTGTCTATGTATTGAGGGGTAAGGTTTGGCACGCTGTCGATGAATTAAAAGGCATTTACGATACGCCCGCCATGATAACAACCATTAAAGAACGATACCCAGATCATAATATTAGAGTTTACCCCGATGCCTCTGGTGGTAGCAGGAAAACAGTTGATGCTTCCACTTCCGACATAAGCTTATTAGAGCAAGCCGGATTTACTGTTTATGCGAATAAGTCAAATCCATTGGTAAAAGATAGGGTTTTATCGACTAACAAGGCGTTTTCTAGCGGTTTATTGCTTATTAATGATACAATGTGTTCTGAGTACTCGCGCTGCATGGAACAGTTGGCCTACGACAAAAACGGCGCACCAGATAAGTCCAGTAATATAGACCACTTACCAGACGCGGGAACTTATCCAATAGCTTATGAATTACCAATAATCAGGCCGGTGGCTAACTTAAACGTAAAATTTGCAAGGTGACGAAATGCCGGTATCAGACACAAAGCCAGAATATAACAAGTTCTTACCTAGATGGTGTATGACCCGTGATAGTGTCGAAGGGTCGGCAGAGGTCAAGAAAGGAACAACTAAATACCTACCAAAGCCAAACCCAGAAGATAATTCAAGTGAAAACGATCAGCGTTATTTAGACTATATTGAGCGCGCAAATTTTGTTGGCTTCACGTCGAGCACACTTGATGGCATGGTGGGAATGGTATTTAGAAAGCCGCTTGAAGTTGAGATTCAACAATCTATCGAATACCTACAGAATAATGTAAATGGCGGCGGGCTTACTCTTGATCAATTAGCCCGCAGTATTGTTGGTGAATTATTGCAAACGGCTAGACAAGGTTTATTGGTTGACTATCCGCGTGCAGATGAAGGTCTAACAAAAGCACAGGTTCAGGCTTTGGGCTTAACCGCTAATATCTTAGATTACAATGCCGAATCAGTTTTAAACTGGCAGACCACAATGGTCGGCTCTGTCAAGATGCTGTCTTTAGTGGTATTAGCTGAAAAATCACAAGAGCTTTCAGATGACGGCTTTAGTTATATCGAAAAAGATCAGTACAGGGTATTGCGTTTATTAGATGGCGTTTATGTGCAAGAGATTTGGAATGACAAGAATGAAATTCAAGATGCTTTCGAGCCTCGCAAAGCTGACGGCTCTAAATGGTCTGAAATTCCTTTTATCTTTGCCGGTGCGCGTAACAATGATGAATGTATCGACAAAGCGCCCTTATACGACATAGCGACTATAAATATCGCTCATTACCGTAACAGTGCCGACTATGAAGAAAGCTGTTATATGGTCGGGCAACCTACGCCCTTTATTTCTGGTCTTACTCAAGGCTGGGTAGATGAAAACATGAAAAATGGCGTGATGCTTGGCTCTAGACGTGCCATGCTGCTACCTGATGGCGGTAACGCTGGATTATTACAAGCTAACCCCAATCAGATGCCAGAGAAGGGAATGGAGCTGAAAGAGCAGCAGATGATTAAAATAGGCGCTCGCATTATTCAGGACTCAGCCGGGCAAGAAACAGCCGAGGCAGCAAAAATACGCTTTGCCGGTCAAAACAGTAAACTAGGTGTTATTGTCGGCAATACAGAAGCGGCCTTGCTACAGTGTTTCGAGTGGTGCATGTGGTTCATGGGTGGCGATGGTGAAAACTTGATCGAGATCAATAAGGATTTTTACGAGCGTTCGGCTGAACCTCAAATGGTCATGGCTTCTATTCAATTACTTGATCGGGGCGTGATTGCTAAGTCAGACTTACAGGACGATTTAAGATCAAAGGGCGTGATTAAACAAGAGCGCACGAATGAAGATATAGACGACGAGGCAGAACAAATACAAATAGGCATTTTTTAATGAAGCATCACGTTACAAAAAACACAGCCAGAGAAAATAGGCGCATAAACAAGAAACTGTTTAAACGAAGAAAAAAAGACAGGGATAATGCGCGATTAAAAGAGTATGACCCAGAAAAGACCTATGAAATTCCAACTATAGGCGATTTGTTAAGGTGAGTACTCAGCAATACCTAATCGACGCATCAACACGGCATCAAGTTTTTTTGCAGAGATACGGCGGCGGCGAGTCTAAGAAAGCGCTAACGTACCTAAACAATCTACGCCGTAAGATAAACGCCCGGTTATCACAAGAGCCTACCAACTTCCAAAGAAACAGGCTATCAGCCTTATTAGACGATATAAACAAAATCACTAATACTCTGATGACTGACATGGGCGCATCAATAAAGCATGGTGCAAGAAAGCTGGCAACGGCTGAAGCGGCATTTTCAACGACGTTATATAACAAAGCCTCGACCACTGATTTTATCTTGCCCTCAGATGAGCAATTAATAACAGCGGTTAATGCTGCACCTATGGCTGCACCTGCTGGCATGAAAACTATCACCATTGAAGACGCTTTGCGTGAGTTCGGAAAAAAGAAAGCTGCACAAATAGCACAGACTATCAGTGACGGCGTAACACTTGGTCAAACCACGCCAGAGATTAGCCGCAATGTCGGCACAATGATAAACACGCTACAAAGACGGCAGCTAGACGCATTAGTTCGCACAGTGACCAATCACACCAGCTCAGTGTCGAGATCGATGGTTTATGACGCTAATTCTGATCTATTAGAGGGCTATCAATGGGTTGCGACCTTAGACGGGCGTACAACAATGATTTGCGGCTCAAGGGATGGCAAAGTGTTTCAGAAAGGCGGGCCAATGCCCCCTGCTCACTGGAATTGTCGAAGCACCACGATTCCAAAGGTTAAAGATGAATTTAACATAGGCTCAAAGCTAAAAGGTGCTAGGCCATCAATCGGTGCTGATGGTGCAAAGACTGTTTCGGGTCGGATTACTTATGGCGGCTGGCTTAAAAAACAGCCTGTAGAATTTGTTGATGAGGCGCTAGGTGTTGAGCGTTCAATACTGTTCAGGTCTGGCAAACTATCCATAGACAAGTTCACCGACCCAACAGGCCGAGTTTATAACCTGCAACAGTTGCAAGATATGAACCCGTTTGCGTTTCAGGAGTTTTAATTGTTAGTAAGCTGTGCATAACCTGTTAGTAAGTTGTTTATATGTGTATAACTTTTGATTAGCTGTTGATAAGTGATATAATTATCATAATCCTGTGGATTAACTTAAACGGTCTGTGACCAAGGCAATAAAATGTCAGAAGAAGAAAACAGCGAACAAGAGCCAAGTATTGAAGATTTACAGGCTCAATTAGCCGACGCAACAAGTCAAATGACGGCAATGAAAGCTAAAAATAATGAGCTTTTAACAGAAACGAAAAAGGCTAAAAGCGATAAACGTGAAGCGGAAGCAGCGGCAGAAGCGGAACGGATTAGATTAGCGACTGAGAAAGGCGACCATGAGCAGTTATATAAGTCTGCAAATGAAAAGCTAGTCAGTACGCAATCAGAATTAGAAAACTTACAATTAAGCATTGCTGTTGAAAAAAAGAACACAGCGGCGCTTAAGATGGCTACAGAGCTGGCAGATGGTTCTAACGCTGAATTACTAGGCGAGTTTATTGGTAGACGCTTAAAGTTTACTGATGACGGTCTAAAGGTCACAGATACAACAGGCGCTTTAACGGTGTCGAGTTTAGATGATCTTAAAAAAGAATTTGCCAATGACCCGCGCTATTCAGCGCTACTCAAAGGCAATCAATCGTCTGGGGGTGGTGCTTCCGGCGGGTCAAATGGCAGCGGTGCTGCAAAAGTAATGATGCGCTCTGAATTTGACGCGCTCGATCCCGTCGCTAAATCCAAATTTATGAAGGATGGCGGCACTCTTACAGATAATTGAGGAATTAGAAATGGCTGAAAATACAATCACAGCAATCACGCCGGATATTTACGAGGCACTAGATGTTGTTTCTCGTGAGTTAACCGGGCTTATCCCAGCGGTCACACTATCAGCATCGGCTGAACGTGCGGCAAAAGACCAGAATATTCAGGTAGACATCGCACCATCGGTTGCCGGTGTTGATATTACACCTGCAATGACTGCTCCCGATCCTACTGGATTAACTTCAAGTGCTACAACTATCCAAATCACTAAAGAGCGTGCATTTCCGTTCGGCTTTAATGGTAACGATAACAAAGCGCTCAATACTGGTGTTGGTTATCAGAATCATCGTGCAGGCAAAATCGCTCAGGCAATCCGCGCTTGTGTAAATGAAGTTGAGACTGACTTAGGCTCTATGTATTCGACTTTCAGTCGTGCATACGGCACAGCAGGAACAGCCCCTTTCGGTACAGCTAATGACTATACAGATGCTTCTAACGTGCTTAAGATTCTTAAGGACAACGGCGGCAGTATTGATTCCCAGTTAGTTATCGACACCACAGCGGGCGCTAACTTTATCGGTAAGCAATCTGCTGTTAATGCGGCTGGTACTGATTCAATGTTACGTCAAGGCGTTTTACTGGATTTAGCCGGTATGCCTTTGCGTGAATCAGCACAGATCAACCAAGCGGTTGCTGTTGGTGCGGGTGCGTCTTATGTAACTAATCTGGGTGCGACCCTTGCTGTTGGTGACACTGTAATTGCTATCGATACTGGCTCAGGTACAGTTCTAGCTGGTGATGTGGTTACTTTCGCAGGTGATAGTAATAAGTACGTAGTGACTACAGGTACGGCGGCGGCTGGCAACATTACAATCGCTGCACCCGGCTTACGTGAGACTTTAGCTGATGGCGTTGCTTTGACTATCGTTGCAGCATCAACGCGCAATATGTGCTTTGATCGTTCAGCGTTAATACTAGCGACTCGCGCACCAGCAATGCCGGAAGAAGGAGACCAAGCTGATGATTCTATGATCATCACTGACCCGCGTTCAGGCTTGTCTCTTGAGTTCTCGATGTATAAAGGCTACAGAAAAGTGCGTTATGAAGTTGCACTGGCATGGGGTTATAAAAACATCAAACCAGAGCACACAGCGTTACTGCTGGGCTAATGAATCGGGAGGGCTTCGGCTCTCCCTTTTCCTAACGGAGTTTAAAAAATGCCTAGATGTGAAACACTAAAAGTTATTCGTAATGGTGATGAAGTCATCATTAATAAAGAAGATTTGCAGAAAAGCGACAAACTGGCTAGTGAAAAGCCGAAACGCAAAACCAAAGCTAAAAAAGACGCTGAGTAATGGCTAAAACTGGCACTTTCCTGCAATACCCCGAAGATCAGGAAGGGGCTAGACCTAAACTATCAACACGGCAGAATCCTTTTCCTGTTTTGTCTGGTGTTGGTGATTTGGTTGCAGATGCGTGGGGCGTTCAAAAGGTATCTTTTCCTGTTTCGTTATTCTCCAGTAAATTCACGTTTGATATCGATCCTGCCGCATGGTTCATGTATGAAAACGGGGTTCAGATTTATACCTCAACAAATATTACATCGACTAATTCCGCCGGTAAGCTAGTAACAGATGCGACAAATACAATCGTGCATCTTGAATCAAGAGAATGCCCACGTTATCAGGCAAATCGCGGTCATTTGTTTTCAACCGCGTTATGGTGTCCTAATAAAACCAGTGATGGTGTTAGAGGCTGGGGTATTGGGATACATAATCAGAATGAGGTTAATTTCGCCTTAAAATCTGATGGTCTTTTATATGCTCAATTAGAAAGCGGTGGGGTATCTAAGGTTGATACTGTTATAGATACTTCGGCTGTACCTAATTTTGATGTCGAGAAAGGCAATATTTACGACATACAGTTTCAATGGCGCGGGGTTGGTAATTATTTTTTCTATATCAATAATGTTTTAGTCCATACGATTGAAAATCTAGGTACATTGACCGCGCTCAGTATGGAAAACCCAGCATTGCCTGCGCATTTTCGATGCGAGAGAACGACTGAAAATGTAGAAATACATGTTGGCTGTGCCGATATAACCTCTGAGAACGGAACCAGAAACGATAGAGAGACTTACGCATCAGCTTATGCAGAAGGTGTAAATGTTAGTTCAGATACCCCTGTTATTGTTGTTCACAATCCCTTGCAGATAAATTCACAAACCAATACGCGAACAATGACGTTGGCGCGAATATCCGTGAATTGCTCTAAGAAAGGTGTTTTCAAAGTATGGACATCTAGAAACGCCGCCGATATTACAGGCGAAACTCTGCAATCTATTGGTAATGGATCATATACTGAATGCGATTCTACTGATATGGATGCAACAGCGGTAAGAGCTACAGCGGTCACAGTGGCTAATCTTAATTTTGTAACCTCAATACCTGTTGAGGCAACAACAGCTAGAGAAATCGACAACCCTTATCGGGATAGAATCGAGTTTCCTGTTGTTCGCGGGGATTACATCATTGTGACATGTACAGCGGCATCAGCGGCGGCTGATTGTGTGGTCGAATGGGGAGAGCAGCGTTGATATTAACAAAGGTCATTAGTCACCATCAAGATACTGCTGTTTATATTAATCTTGATCAGGTAGTGAGCGTTTATATCCATGATGGCGTTGATTATCATGTCGAAATGGTAGACGGTTCAAGCATGCATATAAAGCTTGATGATGTTACTATATCAACATTAATATCTGACGCAAATACGGCCTACACGCCACCAACATAGGGCTAATATATGGCAACTGTCACAGTAGAAACCGGCACAGGTTCAGTTAGCTCAAACAGCTATATATCCGAGGCTGATTTTGAAACTTACGCTGCTGACCGTGATATTACATTGACCGGGACTAGCGCTGTGCTGCTTATCACGGCAATGGATTACATTGAGCAACAGCCCTTTAAGGGCCTTAAGGGTTCGGATGCTCAGGCGCTACAGTGGCCGCGTTATGGTGTATCGGTGGACGGTTATTATGTTGACACTGACGAAATACCGCAGCTATTAAAAGACGCGCTTTGTGAGGTTGCAATCGGTGTTGATGCTGGAAACAATCCGCTATTAACAGAAGATCGAGCGACTAAGAAAGAGAAAGTAGGCGATATTGAAGTCGAGTACATGGACGGCGCTAGAAATTCAACTTATCTAAAAGCGGCTGAAAGCAAATTGCAGAAGCTATTGAAAGCAGGCGCTAACGGGTTTAGTGCGGTGGCGATTCGTGGCTAGTTTTTACGCTAATCTACAAGCAACAGCAGCAAGGCTTTTGACTAAGTACGGTCAGAGCCTAACCTTCACCCGTGAGGTAGAAACAGCCTTTAATCCAACGACAGGCGCTAAGACAAACGATTTATTTACGTTCACAGGTTATGGTGCAAGTTTTGATTATCAAGCGTCTGAGATTGACGGCGAGTTAATCCAATCGGGCGATATTCGGTTGACACTTGAGAAAACCAGCACAGTACCCGCGATCAATGACAGCGTGAGAGTAGATGATATTAATTATCGAGTTATGGATGTTAAAAAGAGTGCGCCCGGTGGCGTTGTTGTTAAATACGATTTGAATTTAAGAAAATGAGCTTTTCTAAAGACATTAAGAAGTGGACGGACAAAGCAGAGCGTGCGGCTGTTTATGTTTTCCGAGGTACGGCACTTGATATTTTTAGTAAGGTAATTTTAAGGACGCCTGTTGATACAGGTCGAGCGCGTGGTAATTGGCAATGCTCAATTAATAATCTTGCAAGCGGCGAGACCACAGGCACAGGCCGTTCAGCATTAGGCCGAGCAAAGAACGCAACAGGTAAGGCAAAGATAACAGATAAGATTTATCTGATTAATAACTTGCCTTATATCAAAAAGCTTGAATACGGCTCGAGCCAGCAAGCACCTCGCGGCATGGTCAGAGTAACATTGTCAGAGTATGACCGGATAGTGCAAGCAAGGGCTTACCAAGCAAGGCTTAAAAAATGAGTGTTTTTAAAAAATGCACAAAATGCGGCATAGATAAGCCTATAGATATGTTCCATAAGCAAGAGAAGGGCAAGTATGGCCGCAGAGGTTCATGCAAGGCATGTTTTAGTGAGTATTCAAAAGAAAGGATGAAAAACCCTGTAATTAAAAAAAGATATGATGCCTTTAATGCGGAGTTTAGGAAAAACAACCCAAATTATGGAAAGAAATGGCGAAATGAGAATGCAGAGCATTCAAAAGAATACCAGAAAAGATGGCTTGTAATGAATAGGCATATACATAACGCAAAATGCGCAAAGCGCAGAGCAGCGCAATTGAATGCTACACCGAAATGGGCTAATCAAGAAAGCATCAAATCACTGTATTCTCTCGCTTCGTTTTTAAATATGGCGACATTTTCTAACGGGTATCATATTGACCACATAATACCGCTGCAAGGTAAAAATGTGTGCGGGCTGCATGTTGAAAATAATTTGAGTATTTTACGGGCTTTCGATAATAGATCAAAGGGGAATTCTTTTGTCGATTTTTCTTGATATTACAGCGGCATTAGATGCGCGATTAAATACTATGGCAAGCCTGCCCCCTGTCGCATGGGAAAATACAGTCTATGAGCCTACGCTTAACACCTTGTATTTAAGGCCGACACACTTACCGGCTGATACGGTAGCGGGTACGATAGGCGACGCGGCAAGCACTGATTTAAGCACAGGTATTTATCAGGTTGACGTTTTCTCGCCTGCTGGTGACGGTAAGAATGAAGCTTATGTGATGGCTGATTTAATTGCAGACCATCTAAAGCGCGATACCGATTTGACATATAACAGCCGTACTATACGAATTAAAAACGTGAGTCTTTCACCAGCTAATCAAGATAACGGCTGGTATCAGATACCTGTAAATATTGAATATTATTCATTTACTACGGCGAGGTAGTTATGAAATTAATTAAGATGGTTTCGCCTAACGGCAAAACACAGATTATGGCTAACCCGATCAGGGTTGATCATTTGAAAGCAAACGGCTGGAAAGAACCAGCCAAAACTAAACCGGCGAAAGCTGAAACGAAAGGGGATAAATAATGGCTACTTTTTCAGGTAACGCCGGACAAGTTAAATTGACGACAAATCAGGTCGCGGAAGTGCTCGACTGGTCACTGTCAGAATCGGCTAATACTATCGACGATACGGTATTGGGTGATACATCAATGACGCATTTAGCTGGCCTCAATTCATGGTCAGGCTCGATTAATTGTTACTGGGATGACACTGATACTAATGGTCAAGTAGCAATGACAATCGGCGCTAGTGTAACGCTTAACCTGTTGCCAGAGGGTGGTGGCGTTGGTGCGGCTGAATATTCAGGTACAGCAACAATTGTTGGTATTGAACGTGCGGTTGCTAATGATTCTATTGTGACGCAATCATTCACGTTTACAGGTAACGGTGATCTAACTATCGGCACTGTTTAATGGATATAGCTGATTTTCATACAGCAGCGAGCCATCAGGAAGGTGCAGAAATGCGCGTCAGAAAACCTGACGGCTCTTATTCTGATTGTTATATTGCTTTAATCGGTATTGATTCCCCGCAATGGCGCGAGATTGTAAAAAATCGGTCTCGCTCTGATATGCGTAAGGTGATCAATAATGATGAAAAAACCGATGAAGATGAAAAGGCCGAGGATTTAGCAAAGGCGACCGTTAGCTGGCGAGGGTTTACGGACAACGGCGAGGACATAGATTTCAGTCTTGAAAAGGTTGAACAGCTATACAAAGCCGCGCCCTATATTGCCGATCAAGTGGATATGTTCATCGCTAATCGTGCAAATTTTATCAAAGGCTAACTGATGATTTTTTATTGTTTGTTGGGTGGATGTTTAAAGCGCATAGCTTTGAAAAAGGACAAACAAAAACGCGGTTAGCCGTATGGCAAGAAATACAGAAGCGCACCAATAAGGAAATAAGCTGGATAAAGGACAGACCGAAATGCCCGGATAGCTTTCAATATATCTGGGATATTTACCTGCTTATTAGGCGAGGATGCGAGGCTGTAGATTATCAGGTAATAAATAGTTACGTTAATGTAACGGGTGATAAGTTGACACACAGAGAAGTCGATTTATTAATTGAGATTGAATACTTAAGGCGCACCAATGACTGATATTGCAGAACTTGGAATAAAAATTGAAGCCTCCGACATTCGATCAGCGGTCAAGGAATTAAACCGTCTAGATAAAAACGCAAACAAAGCTGAAAAATCCACCAATAAACTAAGTCGAGCAACAACGGCACTGCGTAGCAAGATGGGCGCATTGATTACGGTTGCCGGTGCGATTGGTTATGCACGATTGACAAAATCGTCAATAGAATATGCTGACACCATCGCTAAAACAGCGGATAAGCTAGGCGTAACCACAGATGCACTTCAAGAATATCGATTTGCGGCCGAAAGGTCAGGCGTGGCTCAGACTGCCTTAGATATGGGCTTGCAGCGTTTCTCAAGGCGTTTGGGTGAAGCTGATAAGGGTACAGGGGAGCTTAAAGGCACACTAACAGAGCTGGGTATATCTACCCGCGACAGCACTGGAAATATCAGAACCGCAGAGGATGTCTTGCAAGAATACGCAGGCGCAATTCAAAACGCGGAAGGCGATCAGGAAAAATTACGATTAGCGTTTAAGGCTTTCGATAGTGAAGGCGCGGCAATGGTCAACATGCTGAGAAACGGCGCGGAAGGCCTAAATGATCTAAGACAGCAGGCCGTTGATGCTGGTGTTGTTATGGATGCTCAGCTAATCCGTAAGGCCGAAGTAATCAATGACAAATGGGATACGCTAACCCAGACCATAGGCGTTAAGTTTAAATCAGCTCTGATTGATATAGCCGCTCCTCTGTTTAATGTCCAGACCAATATGGAACGGTTGGCAGAGATTGAAATAGAGCTTGCCAAGGCTGGTAATGAGTTAAATGATGCTGTTTCTAGGGGTGCAACGGGTTTATCTGGATACATATCAACACTAAAGGCATTACAGGAAGAAAAGCAAAAGCTATTAGAGATTGATAAGGAGGCAAAGGAAGAACAAGAAAGCGTTAATAATTCATCAGCATTAGTCGAGCAACTTAATCAAGAGCACTTACTAGCCATTGAAACCAAGCAAAGGCTAAATGATGCGCTGATTACGATGGAAGCCGGAACACTGGAAGAGCAGGCACATCTAAAACGTCGAGCTTATGCGCAAATGAGGCTTGATGAGGAAGCCGCAGAGCGCACAGCTACCCAAAACGCACAGCAAGCTATCATGGAGAGAGTCGGCTATATGCAGCAGACTATGGGTAATTTGTCGAGCCTGATGAGTAGCAAGAATGAGAAGCTATGGAAATTAGGCAAAGCAGCAGCACTATCATCAGCTTTAATTAATACCTCATTAGCGATTACTAAAACGATGGCTTCAGTGCCTTACCCTTGGAATATTCCGCTTGCGGCGGCTCAGGGTTTAGCGGGTATGGTGCAAGTTCAGAATATCCGATCTCAACAATTCAGCGGACAGGCTCATAGCGGCCTTGATAACGTACCGAATGAAGGCACTTATTTACTGCAAAAAGGTGAAATGGTATTAGACCCGGGCACATCCGAGAAAGTCAGAAACGGGGTCGCCGGTGGTGGTCAATTAAATGTTACAATAAACACAGTCGATGCTGATGGTGTTGATAGGTTGATTGCTAATCATGGTGAAAAGTTTTATGGCGCTGTTAGAGGCCAGATGAATGAAAACGGCGAGAGCTTTGCATAATGGCTGACTATCCCAATACTGATTTTAAAACGCTTAAATTTACTTCTAATCAGAAAGTAAACCAGAGCGTTTCAGAATCAGGTAAGACGCAGACTCGATTAATTGGCGGCCAAAAGTTTATGGCGAGCATTAACCATGCTGCTATGACTAAGGCCGAGTATTTCGCTTTAGATGCTTTTCTGATGTCGCAGCAAGGCAGAGACCAGAGTTTTACTGTGAGCTTTCCAGATAAAACGGGATTGGGCGCGGTTACTGGATCGCCGACAACGCACAGTGACAGAGTGGCAGGACAAAACACAGTAGCTATTCATGATTTAGTGCCATCGACCACAGACGTTTTTGTTGCCTCCGATATGATCAATTTTTCAAATCATTCTAAGGGTTACAAAATAGTTTCGACGGTTTCAAGTAATGCTGCCGATGAAATAGCCAAGGCTGACGGAACGGGCGTATTATTAAAGGCCGATGGTACAGGTAGTTTATTAATGGCGAGAGCTAATCAGGCTATTGTAACTATTTTTCCTCCTTTGGTTGAAGATGTTGCTGACGGTTCGACGGTTTCTTATGGTGTTAATTTTACTTTAACAATGGAGGTTGATAGTGATATTCAATCTTACAAAGTAATCCCACCAAACATTTATGAAAAACAAGTTAATTTAGTGGAGTATATACCATAATGGCTGATGCAAAAGTAAGCGCCGGAACACCGATATCCAACATGGCTTTGACTGATAAATTATATGTCGATAGAGGGGGTATTGATAGTTACGCTGACTTCGATGATTTCACAGAAACCGGAACCTTTACACCAACTATTTACGGCACAACAACTGCGGGAACTAATACCTATGACCAGAATATAGGGGATTATTGTCGGGTCGGTAAGTTAGTGCAATTTTCTGCATATATAGACATGGCAACATTAGACGGTACTTTATCCGGTAATATTGGGATGTCTGGATTACCGTATAACCATATAGCAGGAAATTTCACTGCAATTTCAATTTCTTTTACGTCAAATATAACTTTAACTTCTGGGTATTATATTCACGGGTATATAGATGCAAATTCAGACAATGTTTTATTGTTTGAAAGTAATGGAACTACAGGATCAGCTTTGACGCAGGCGGATATTGCGGCAAATACAACGATAATGATAGCTGGCAGCTATCAAGCGTTATAATGTCTCAATTGCCCTCAAACGAATACGCCCAATACACACTTAAAAGTCATCAACCGACTTTATACAATGGCGCGTCTAATGGTAAATCATTAAACCGACATGTAAACGGTCATATCACCTCGTTTAATATTTCGTTTCCTGTTTTAACGGCCTCGCAATTTGCAGAGCTGGACGGTTTTTTAACAGACGTTTCGACTTATAAAAGTTTCACTATTACTTTGCCTGACCGTGAGCCTCAAGGCGTAGCAACGGGTACGCCTTTGGTCAATGGTGCGTTAGCGAAAGGCGTGACTAGCATCGTGACCGATGGCTGGACTATCTCACAAACAGGCATCATGAAAGCAGGAGACTTGTTGTTATTTTCAGGCCATACGCATGTATATACCGTAGTGACGGACACTAATAGCGATGTTTCTGGAAATTCAACATTATCCATTCAGCCACCACTTAAAGAAGCTATCGCAGATGGAGAATCTTTAACGGTCACTTCTGTTCCCTTTACCGTTGTTTGCACTAATGATCATTCGTCAAATGTGCAAGCGCCCATTTTTTATAATTTTAGCTTTGACGTTAAAGAGGTTTCATAATGAATTTAATATTATTGGTTATCGGTGTTTTATATTTATTCTATATCACTTGGGTTTTTTACCTTGCGATCATGAACCTAAGACGCAACAAAGCAAGATTATCAAAAACGGTATTGAGACTGTCTTACCCGATTGTGATTGCTGGCAGTCTTTTAAACATTACGTTTAATTTTATAGTTGGAACGGTTGTTTTTTATGAACCGCCTAGAGAGTGGTTTTTTACTGATCGTTGTCAACGCCATCAGGAAAGATCAAAAGGTACACGTTTACGTCGGGCAAACTGGTTTTGTGCAAACATTTTAGATCCTTTCGACTTAAACGGAAAACATTGCTAAATGAGCTTTTCATCAGCAGGACTAACCGCGCTAGGTGATACACCAGAAATTTACTATCTTATCAAGATGGATTTCGACACGCCTTTATATGTGACAACCGCGCCCCGTGATATTTCTTATAGTTCGCAAACGTGGTCAAGTAATGCCTTGCTAACTTCTATCGGTAAGCTTAAGCATACGTTAGGTATGAAACCTAATACGATTAGCATAGACATGGCGGGTTCTGCATTAGTTAATCAATTATTAACCTTTGAAAATAACAATAATAAAGAGGTTTTGATTTATCGTTATTTAGCCGATACGCAAGAGGCACGTCTTGAGTTTAAAGGTTTTATCCAGACCTATTCTAAAAAAGAAAACATCCAAAAAGGCACGTCGGTTATTTCGTGGAAAATTGCCAGCCATTGGGCTAATTGGGGCGCTAGGGTTGGCCGTGTCATTAATGACAGAGAGCAGCAAGCCTTATACCCCGGCGATAGGTTTTTTGAGTATGCAGAAGTTACGGACGATAAAATAACAGATTGGGCAGAAGCTGACGCAGATTTCGGCGGCTTTATTGGCGGCCTAATAACGGGCGTTGCTGGTGCCGTAGGTGATTTAGTTGTTAATACAATAGAGGTTGTCGAGGATATCGGCGGGCATATTGATAACATATTGGGAACCAGTATTTTCGGTGGTGGTGGTGGTGGCGGGGGCGGTGCCAGCATGCCTAAAGTAAACGTCGATGAGCATATATTAAACACAGGCGATCCAGAGTCTAGAATTAAGCGCTTGCCGGTTATGTATGGTGAGGGGCGTATTAAAGGGCGCGTTGTGTTTCGTGGTTTAGACCCTGCCAACAAAGAATTTTTATATATCGTTTATGCGTTATCTGAGGGGAAAATAGACGGCTTAACTGATAACAAATTAGAGTTTAAAAATGGCGAGCCTTACACAAGCTCAAGAATCAGCCCCTATTGCACATTAGTCGCAGAATATGACGGTACGCAAACCGCCGCAGATTCGACCCTTGTAAGTGTGTTTAGCTCAACAGGAACGGGTACAGGCTATTTATTGAATGATGCGTCTAGCGCTATCGGTGACACTGTTATAGCGGTTGATACCGGCACAGGAACCATTCTAGTCGGTGATATTGTTGTGTTTGGCGGCGATAGTTCAACTTACCGCGTATCAGTCGCTTTAAGTGGTGGAAGTTTCACGATTGAAGATGATGGGTTAAATGTTGCTTTAGCTGATAATGCAACAGTCACTGTCGTTTCAAGATGGTCAGCCAGCCATATAGGTTATGGCGTTGCTTATTCTGTTGTGAAGTATAAAAAATCGGCAGTTTGGCAAGGCGAACCACAACCGGCGCACGTGTTAAAAGGTAAGCATATTTTAGACACTCGGACAGGCGTTACAGTTTACAGCGCTAATCCGGCTTTGATTGCTTATGATATTGCAATAAATACTTTATACGGTAAGTCAGTCGATACCGGCGACATTGATATAGCCAGCATAAACGCGGGCGCTGATTTAGCAGAAACCACGAACACTGACCACGATGGAACCGGAACAACCACCAAAGCCACAGCAGCAACAACCGTCGATTTGTTTTCTTTTAATGGTGCGATTAATACTAATCAGCCGCTTAAAGCGAACATGGAAAAAGTATTGTATAACATGCGCGGGCATTTTCCATTTGTTTATGGTCAGTATAAATTAGTTATTGAGCAAACTAATGAGACAAGCGTTTATTCTTTTAATGAGGATAATATAACAGGCGTATTTTCGGTTGCAGAAACGCCAGCCACAGGCCAATTAAACGCTGTTTACTACGAGGTAATAGCGCCTGACTTTGATTATAAGAAGTATGCTTGTGTTGTTGAGTCATCAACTTATCTGGCAGCAGATAACGGCATTAAACAGTATCGTGTTATAGATAACCCTTATGAGCGCAATCGATATAGAGGGCTTAATAGGGCCTCGACTATCATGAAGAAAAGCCGCGAGAGCTTGCGGGTTAAGCTAACCGCAGCCAATGCTGATGCTCTACAAGTCGAAGTCGGTCAGCTTGTGGATATTACTCGGACCAGTGAAGGCTGGACCGCTAAATTGTTCAGAGTGGTTGGCATGACCACCAGCGAAACAGGCTCATCTGATTTTGCTTTAGAAGAATATGAGTCAAGCGTTTATGATTGGGGGGTGTCTGTTGAAGAAGCTTTACCGGAGGATACCACGCTACCTGATAATAGGACGGTTTTACCGCCTACGGGTTTACTTGCTGTTTCTGGAACATCTAATCAAATCACAACCGATGACGGTGCAGCAGAAAATAGAATTAAGGTTAGCTGGACGGCTCCGCTTGATGAGTATGTTGAAGGCTATGAGGTTCAATATAGGGCGGTTGGTGATTCTACTTGGATTCAGCTACCCACGCAGACCGACATATCAGACGTCACCTTATTTATTACAAAGGTTGATGAAGATCAAGACTATGAAGTTCGTGTAAGGTCATACAATGCACAAGGCACGGTTTCCGCTTGGGTAGCATTAGGCGCGGCGCACACGGTAACGGGTGAGGTTGCTATAGGCAGGTTAGCCCAGATTCGCGGCGCTGACGCTTATGAGAATGATTCTATTTACTGGCACAGTCTTTTTGATAGCATTGACCAATTTATACAACAAAATGCATCGGTCAACTCATTGCTCGGTTTATATGTTGCCGGTAACGCATCATCTTCAAGTTATGCTAGAAAGTTTGTATATACACCTGTTGTTCAGACTACATGGGATAAAAACAGAAGATTCAGAACAAAAATAGATATGGCATCTTTAAATAATTTAGGGGGAACAGCATATATCGGAATAGGACATCACTCAGGTGCATTTGTTGGATTTTCAATAAAATGGAATGGTGGTACGTCATCTATTGATATATATGGTTATACTTATGCTTCTTCTAGCTCAACAGAGACACTTATAAAATCTATTGTTTCTACAGGGGCAATAGTTGATTTTGATTGTGTTTTTACATCAGGGGCTAATGCTGTATTAATTGCTGACGCATCGGAAATAACTATAACAACAACGCTTCCCAGTGGTATCGGTTTATATGCGTCTGATATTATGTATCAATATATACCTAGCGGGTCGGCGTCCGCCGATTTTAGAACGGGGCAATGGAAATTTCTACAGGAACAATGATTAAAAGCTAAAATTAATTCCTAAGCTATAATTATGACCGACATATAGCGCTTGATTAACAGAAACAATCATATACCAGTTATCGCCGTATTTTTCCCCTATTATGTTGTTCAATATAATCATGCTTGCAAAATATATATTAACGTCTGATCTATCAGGATGGCTTCCTATGATATTATTTGTTTCATAGTAATTATCATTTTTTTGTATCTCTAATGTTTGCATCCAATCAGCGACCAAAAGAGCATTTGATGTTGTCTGCCAATCCCACGATTTAGCATTACTACTGAATATCACACAAATCATCAAGCACAATAAAATCATTAGTTTTTTCATATCCATTCTCCTTAAATAAACTATAGACCAGTCTTAATAATTATTTGCAGGATAAATCCTATATTTCATTAAGAATTATCCTCTCCCGTGGTTGGAATGATAACCATATTTATATTCTGCCGATTTTCTAGCACATACAGCATCGAACCAATCATTAAAATGCCCCATATTTAATAATTTTGAATTATCCCTTATCCTAACTTCCCAGTTATTTGTTCTAATATTCCAGCAAACGCCTGTTACGCCTGATTTATTGTTTTTTCTTCGTTTACAATTCCTCGAATTTTGTGATGGTGTTGCAAGTCGTAAATTATCGAATCTATTATCGTGAGGCTCGCCATTTATATGGTCTATGTATTTTTCAGGCCATTCGCCGGTCATGTAAAGCCACGCCAGTCTATGTATATAATGTGTTTTCCCAGCAACATGAAGCACTATTCTACCTGTGCCATTTTTAGAGCCTAATACCTTAGGATTAGTTCCCTTTTTAAATTCTCCGGTTTTAGGATTATAAAAATAATGTCTCTTTAAATATTCTTGTGTAAGCATAATAATTGCCTATAAATATGAATAATTACATTGTAACACGTTTTCTTAATTCCTTGTAATACGACTCGATTTCCTTTAAATCCTCAACAGTCCATTTCTGATGCTTGTGAGCGCCTTCTAGCCATTCCAAGTTATATATCCCTATCTTTTCAATAAGTCTCACCCTGTATCTAATCTGGTTGCCTGACAGGTGATTATTGCAAGGGGCGCACTGTTTGTTATTGTTGAACGGGTGAAACCTTAATTCTGGATGTGCGCCAGTGCTTAAATAATGCCCTGCGTGATATTGCCCGGCATGATGAAGCCCACAGCTAATACATGGTAAATGCTTATCGCGCTCTCTCACATAAGCATTAAAGGCAGCTTGAGACTTCTTAACCCAGTGACCACGATCATTATCAAGCATCTTTTTCTTAGCTTTTTTGGTGGTCGCTTTATATTCCTTTTTCTGTATACCCTTACCGTCCTCGATAGCGCATTTTACAGAGCAGGTACGCTGCATTGAATTTGAAGGCGTGAATTTATCTTTGCACACCTTGCAGGATTTCTGGCGTTTCGGTTTAAGCATTCGGTGTCGGCAAGTTCATGCCAAGTTCATGGCCTGTTTCAATCGTGCCATCAATTAGCAACGAATAGCCATGTCTTTTTTCGGCCTCGCTT